TAACCATTGCGCCAAAGCAATCGCAAGCTCGATGCAGCCAATTTCTCCTAATGTGCGAATGTCAGACGCCAAAAGCTGGTGATAGTAAACTTCCGCAATATGAAGTTCATCGCTGTTCATTTGCGCGATCTTATCTTTTAGTTTGAGCGTGATCGCGGTATCTTTTTTGGCTCTAATTCGAACGTATGCATCTAAATCTCTGATAACCCTATAATCTTTTTCCACTGTTTACTCCTCTCTAAAAGTAGTCGTTGTAAGTTTTCTCTTTAGGTGTCAGGAATAGCACCTTCGACGCCAAAATTTCAAAATTCGCGCCGGGCTCTCCATTTTTACGGATAAACACTCTCGGATTGCCGGTATCGTCCGGGTCCAACCTGCCTTCCACAAACACCAGATTGCCTTTATGCAGGTTCTGAGCAGCTGCCTTCGCCATTGCCCCCCACACCATAACCCGGAACCACACAGTTTGTTTTTCGCTGTTCTTGTAAATGTCCGTTGCAACGCTCAGCTCGCATACCTCACCGCTTGGCAAGGTTTTCAATTCTGGCTCTTTTCCTAATCGACCGATAAACTCAATTTTGTGGTACATTATTTCGCTCCTTGTAAAGTTTTCTAAATTGACTTAGCCGTTCTTCATCTGATATGTTTTTCAGTTCGCCTGCCCGCTTGAGCTTCGGCGCCCCAACATACTCTTCGCCGAAAATCTCTCTGCATTCAGCCTCGCTTATATCATCAGTTGACTCATACTCCTCTCTAAAAAGCACCCAATATGTTCTCTCTGTGCTTGGTTCAACAACCTGCCATTTGCGCTCTAAATCATACTTCTCTATCTTTTCTACTAATTCGCTCGGACGCGGCATAAAACTATTCTCCTGAACGCAAAGCATCGCCGCATCCGCAAGTGCCATTCGCGGATAATGCTTGAGCGCAAGGTGATATACGCTCACCAGCTTTTCGTCAACCTCCTTTCCAAAAACAGCAGCAATCTTGTTAAGTATGATCGCCATTTCTTTTTTACTCGTCATCATCTCCTCCATACAACCGCATACGTTCTGCCTTTTCTTCTTCCAACATTTTTTGTAATCCGGGCGATATGTAACTTTTACTACCGCTCTGCTTACTTTTACCGCTTTGCGTTCTGGACCGGACATCCGTTTTGTATCCATTCACTTTCCAGCTTTCCAGAATAGCACGCGCATAACTCCATTTGCGCACATTGTTTTTGGCAGCCTCTTTAATGGCTTCGATAATCCAGTCGTGCGGATAGTGTTCTATCGCATCTAATACCTCCTCTCTCGTAAAAGCGGTTAGCATTCCAATTTCCTGCTCGTACGCTTTGAATACTTTTGCGGTTTCCAAATTTTCGTTTGGCTCTGCGTTAACAGCTGTAGCTGTATCTTTGTATGTAATCTCTGTAGTAGTCTCTGTTAAAGAATCAAGGCTTTCGCTTAGTTGGATTTGAGGCTTTCCCTCATTTCCATTTAGGTCATGCAATTGTTTTTCCCACAACTCCATAAACTTGTCTTGTATTAATCTTATGTGTATAGTTGGTGAGCCGTTGAACCTATAGCGCCTCTTTTCAATAATCCCCTTTTCCTCTAATATATTTAGCGCTCTTGGTGCTTGCCATTCTGTAATTCTAATTTCGTCATACCATTGAGCGCTTGTTTTTGCAATCCACTCATAGCCGTCTTTTTTTACCCTCATTTTGCTATTGCCATTTTTGTCCGGTAAATACCAGAAAATAATTTGGCTTAACACAAGCCCGGCAACCAAATCCCCCGCAATATCTACATAAATCTTTTTGAAATCAATCGTGTCCCTTGTTGTTCGTTCCCACAACAAAAATTCATCAAAACTATTCATGTCTACTCCTTAAAACAAACTCCCGCCATTCAATAGTGACCTGTCGTCTGCTATTGGTCTATCATCAAAGTATAAATTCTTAGGTATATCTGCTATGGGAACTGAAAGGTTGATGGTAACGCCCCAGCCCTTTTTGCTAACTATACTCTGATGGTTACTATGAACAGACAGATAATTTTCTAAATACCAGTTTCTAAAGTCGTTCCACTTGAACCTCATAAATCTAATTATGCTGTCATCTTTCATAAATATATAGTGCAGATAATCACACTTTGTCTTGATAAACCATCCTGCATCAAAAGTTTTTAAATCTTGAACGATTTCTATCAATATATCATTATATTCACGGTCTCTAAATTTTTCTTCAACTTTCCACTTTTCATCAAGAATACAATCAAAGTCTTTGCATGATTTTGAGCGATCAACTTTATGACCTCTGGATAAATAGTAATTATCAAGTACTTTTTGGCACATTGCTTCAAAGGCAAAATATTCGCGCTTTTCTTTTTCAGTCATAATTCGTTACCCCAAGCGTCCCAACCATCAACTCTCTTGCGAGCAAATAATTCTATCTTTTTAGAATTAGGATACATCTCCTCAATCAGATGCCTAAAGTATTCTGGTTTTTCACTATGTTCATCAGAACGCTCAATACTTATCACGCTGTCGTGAAGCGTATTATTCTGTTTTGGGAAACTTCCCTTAACACAAACCAATAAGAATTCATGCCTCACGCTATTATAATGCCCCATAACATGCTTTATCTTATCCCATATAAAACTTGTTTTATAAGTAAATCCCCATGCATCTATAACCTCTTTTGCATCAAATAGTTTTGGTGATGTGACCCATATAAATAATACTGCATCGTTTTCACACATATCTCTAATTGGTAGCTCACACAGTTCCTTAATGGTCATAGTGTGATAATGCCTGTCTGCAGCCCCGTGAATATCAAATCCAAAATCGTACTTCCACGGGGGATCTGCATAAATCACGTTATATTTTCCATCTGGAATTACAGGCGTGCTTTCTATTCTGTCTTTTCGCCTAAGCTCTCTTTCGGCTTTTTTTATTGACATTTCGCCGCTTAAAATTGGCTCAATAAGTTCAGGCGCTTTCTGCTTTATCTCGATAAGCTGTTCGACCCTTTCCTTTGGCACGCTGGCTTGCCCTGATAAAATAGCATTGCGCGCTTCAGCTCCAACCTCATCAGCGACTTTATCTACGGCTTGGCTAAACTCTTCATCACGCTTAATTGTATTTTTAGAAACGCCATATTGCTTTCCTAATTCTTCGGCAGTATTTAACTTTAGCCCAAAATGGGCTAAAGTTAAGTCTGTTCTTTTACCTTGCTGCTTTTTAGCGCTATATAGCTTCCCACGATAATAGCTGGCTTCTTGTTCAGTTAAATTTCTCCGCCCTAATTGATTTACCAATATCCATTCTTTAGCGGTATCCCTATCTGGCAATTCCACTTCTACAGTTTTAAATTCAAGCCCATGCTCTTGCGCTATCTTGTATCTATGGTAACCATCTAATAAAATGCCTTGCCAAACTACCAGCGGATCACGGATGCCCTCTGATAATATGCTGGCTTCAAGCTTCTCAAATTCTTCACTGGATAAAGGGCGAATGTAATTTCTAAATTCATTATCAATTTCCACGCCAACTCCTTAAAATAAATATCCGCCAGCCACAAAATCAATCAGTATGCTCAATACTAAAGCTGTGACCAGCGGATATTTATGATTGATTATAACTTCAGTATTGAGCATGCCAAAATTTTATAACATTGTTTTCCTTTTGTCAAGCACATTACCGCATTATCAGGTAATTCTGAGATAATACTTGATTGCCGGGTATTCATTCTTGCGCAAACTCCCGCAAATCAGCAACCCATTGCCGTCTAATTTCTCCATCAGTCGCAAGGCTGCTGAGAGCTTCAATGATATCAGCGGTTTCCTCTTGTGAAATGGTTTTTGGCATTAGCGCGCCATAATAGGAACCAGCAGGGTATTTATCGCCTTCCAGCTTCATAAACAAGGCTAAACCAGATTGTTTTACAAAATAAACGTCATCGAACTTGTCAGTCAGGTTTCTTAGTAGCTCTAAGTCAAAGTGCATAACTGGTTGATAGTTTGGCTCATTACCAACGGCTTCAAAGACTGTGCTATACTTTACTCTATCGAATTTTACGCCATCAATATAATGCACCTCATTCCGTTTTAGTTTGTCTATAAATACAAAATCTGGCAGTCCGTCAAAAATATCGTGCCACCAATTAGGCTCAAGGTCTGCAACGATAATTGCGTATGCATTAGTTGCAAACGCCCTGCATAATTCGTGATTTAGCTGAATCCAATAGCTGGTCAATGGGTTTGAGCTCGAATTTGCTTTCAATAGCTTGAGCAGGTTATATTCCTGTACACTCTCTATTTTCTTTTCAATTGTGGTCATTTTTACTCCTTTCTGCTCGCCTACTGCACATAATCCATCGGCTTAATAAACACCGCTTTCTCGTCAATAATTTTTTGGAACAGTTTAGCAACCTTCAACGCATCTTGGTTCTTCTTAACCAATAACTCTATATCGGCCAAATTATTTATACGAGAGCCATATGTTGAGAGCTCAAACCCGATTATATTACAGATTAAATCCTCTGGATGACGCTTTTGGTATGCAGTAGTCTTTTCTTCATCAAATTCAAGAAGCAAGTAAATCATATCACTAAAACGGCCATTATCTTTTTTAAAGATAATACCATATTCATTTATTAGTTTATCTCTCGTATATTTTGTTTCTATGCCAAGTTGATTAACTAAATCATCCAATAT